AGCTCAGCTATCCACCATAGTTTGTTGAACGTATTGGACGTTCCCTCTAACGTGAAGATTGCTGGGGTGATGCACATAGCTGTACGTAAACCTAGTATCCAGTTCGGGATGAGTGATCGACCCTACACCCTGGATACTACACCCCTTAAGTCTGGGCCTCGTAAGGGGGAACCAAGGAACACCAAGAAGTATGCAGGTGAGCCAAGCCCAGATCTCTACAAAGAAAGGTGCATGTCGTGGTACCACGCCCTAGATGACTACGAACATCTAGCGCCTACCCATGCGACCGACCCGCCTGTCAACATTTCATTCACACCTGCCGAGGTGCTACTTGCATCAGACCTACGAGAACTGTATACTAAGCGGCTCGAAACTATACGAGCCTATCGGTGTTGCCCGTGCCAGCCGGATCAGTTTGAAGTAGGAGAAGTTGCACCCCAACACAGCCGTCTACCTGTATACGCGCCGCTTATCATGACCCCAGTCAATCGTTGGCCCAGCGTCATAGCAGCGGAAAACTTCACAGTCAGGGATAGAGACGACGCAGAGTTAGCAGATGGGGTTCACGCTTCCTTCAACCACCTGGAACAGGACACGGAACAATAAGGCTCCCCTCATTGGAGATTGTTCTTATGCCTGAAGAAGACCCCAAGCCTGCCTCGTGGCACAGGAATCCCTTTGCCCCATTCAAGCAAGAGATTCTCGAAAAGATCATTGCCCCTAAGATCGTAGAGATCATCAACTTAGGTGCAACAAAATCAAAGGCTGACCTACTGATGAAGTTCAAGGATGCCCATCAAAGTGGAATCTCTATGACCACATTTGACGAGTGGCTATCCGAGCTTGGTATTACCTTCGAACGAGTAACGAAAGTCAACTTACCTGCAGGAATGACTGAGCCAGTTAAACGACAGAAGATGATCCTTAACCCACAGAGTAAGAATGAGATTGACAACGATCCTGTGGTTAACGAAATAGTTCAAGAACTTGAAGGAAATTCGCAGAATGCGTTTCGTTCAGGCATCGTGAGCAGACCTAGTAAGTAGAGAGAGAAAATGGAACACACACTAGCTACCGGAACCACCCTCGCAAACAAGTACCCCTCCCTCGGCTCCGTTGCAGGCAACTCCCAGTACCCCCTGGGGAAAATGTTTGGCCTGCTGGTGGGCGAGTCGAGTTCAGGGAAGTCATTCATCATGCAGTCCAACCCCTCTGCATACATCATCAACGTGGATGAAACAGCTGCGGTCTACCCGAATAGTCCTGCAGTTATGTTCCCAGTGGCGGGACCTGATGGACGCCCCGAAGATGAGAATGGCAACCCTATTGTCATGACATGGGACCATGTCGAACAAAAGAAGAAGCTCCTTTGTGAGCTTGCCGCAGACAACAAACCCCGTCCACAAACTGTTGTCTTAGATACCATTAGTGATTCCATCCGCCTACTCCGACCGTACATTGCCAAGATGTACAACCGAGAGAAGTTCACCGATGTGGACGGAAGGTTAGGATGGGAGCGCCTCTTTGAAACTCTCATTGATTTCGCAGTTACATTGAGGCGTCATGGTTACGGTGTCTTCTTTATCTGTCACCTAGCCCGAAAGCACATCCCGATGGCTGAGAACCAGCACGTTGAGGAGTTCCGCATTATGCTTTCCGATGGCTTATATGCCAGACTCTTCCCGATGTTCGATGTGGTTATCCCTGTCATGGCGGAGTGGCGAACCGAAGAGCGAATCATTGAATCGTCAACAACAGTTGCAGGCAAGACAGTAAAACGTAAGGTGCCTCAGACTGTTAAGTTACGTAAGCACGTTGCTGCATTTGAAAACGAGAAGCTAGAGGGTATCGTAAAGACCCGAACGCTTTCTCGTATGACAACCGTAGAGTTGCCCGAGGCTAGTCCTTGGTCAGCTATTGAAGAAGAGTTCAAAAGGGCAAACACCCCCCGCTAGTGGGCGGGGGGGTTTACCCTCTAAGCCACCTTTTACCTAACGATTGGAGTTATCCCCGTGGCTATCGACACCTCAGTAAAGTCTATGTTCTCCCAGTTCCAGAAGCAATATGAAGTTGCACAAGCCGACACAGGCCTTGGCAGCCTTGGTTGGTGGCCGGAAGCAGGCGAACACCAAGTCTTCGTTACCAACCTCAGCATTGAACCCAGCATGTTCAAGCAACGAGATGGTATGGAGATTGACGGATTCACCGCTCAGTTTGAGTACCAACTCTTGGAAGACGCTGGTAGCCCTGAGCAACCTCGTAAGTTCCAAGGCGCACCATTCACTCTTCCTGGTGACCCATCCAAGGTTACCGATGACAAGAGCAAGATGCGTTGTGAGATCGAGACCCGCCGCCTCAAGGGTCATATCGAAACCTGCCTTAACAAGTCAACCAATGACCTTGGTACGGCCCTCACTGAGATTGAAGAAATCTTAAGTGATCCTAGCCGAAGTATTGTAGTTTCTTGTAAGTGCCAGTACGATACTCGTAACGGACGAACATACCGGAAGGACTTCCTCACGAAGAACCTTTCGTCTTAAGCTCCCCCCACTGTGCGGCTCCGGGGTTCCCTAACACGGACCCCGGAGTCTTTTTGTTCTATCTCGTATTACTCATACAAGGTGCGTTGTTCGAGCCTAGGGAATGCCGCATGGCAGAGGGCTACACTGTTACCCCGACATAGAATCATACGCGTACTGGTTTGCCCCGGTACTCTTCCTTTCACCTCTCGTTCCCAGGGGTGAGCCCAATCGACAACGGGAACTTCTAACCAATAACCTCTTTGGAGATAACCGATGAAGACAGTCACAAAAAAGAAGACACGGGGACGACCCCGCAAGAAAGTGCGCTCAGGTTCAAGCAAGAAGATCGTGAGTATCTATACCACCGAAGATCACATTAAGGCAATTGACAATTGTGTTGATGAACTTAATAAGTCGAAGGGAAAGTATACTCCTCCGATTACTCGCAACTCGTTTATTCGGGCTGCACTTAGTTTCGCAGTCGATCACGTTGATAAGATCGTCAAGTACTGATGGCCCAAGAGGTCAAAACACTTGTACGATTCTCAGCCTTAAAGGAGAAGTGGCAACCTGGGGATGGCCTTCGTGCCAACCTACGTCGAGGAGTTAAGAGCTTAACGCTCCCACGAAAGCTTCCTAACTCCGCACTCGGCCTACACCGAGAAGAGATTCCCGGTGTAGATAACGGATATCGGATGTGGCTGATCGCTAGTTCGGTATTCGAAGGTAGTCATGATGGGTGGGTGTCTTTCTATGAAGGGGACACCCACCCTGTCCTTTGGCTAGGCGAATGTAAAATCCACAACTGTGTTCAACCTAACTTCAAGTTTATGCAGGTTAGGTTTGGCATTAGAAGAGACCACGTTTCACAGGCTCTCAGACATAGCGGTACGCCAGACGAACAAGCTTGGATGCTATCTCGATTTACTCCTAGGCTTTATCCTGCTTCGATACGTTGGAGTAAGGATAAGGTATTTCAAATATGGATACCACTATGAAAGCTCATGTAGTTAAACAACAATTCAAAATCTTTTTCACCCAAGTGACAGGTTACAAGTATGTTGTTGAAGCTAACTCTGAAGAAGAAGCTAAAGAGAAGTGGAAGAAAGAGCAATGTCTAACTGAAAACAGTAAAGTCGTCTGGTCCGGTATAGAAGACGTAAGCGTGGTGGAAGTAACTTCTGATGGAAAGGCTCGTGATGATTCAGGAAACAATCTTTAATAGAACCGTCACGATCTTCGCTAAGCCCGGAGATAAAAACGCCTACATTCGAATTACTTCCAACCAAGATCCCACCATTACCTTCACTCTAAGCACACCTTTAGCTGAACTCCCCCCAGACAGGTTCGAGAAGGTCTTCAAAGAACTTAACTCGAACCCCACCTAGACAACAGGATAGTTAGGTCTAGTCCATTGACAGTGCCATCGCCGTCAAGATCCCAGTAGCTATCCGGCTTACCCCACTCACCCAATAGCTTCGCTAAGTCAGAGCCGTCAAACTCTTGCTTGGTTATGTAGAAGTGGAACCTTCTAATCGTGGCAACAGGAAACACCTGACGCTCTTGTGCAAGCGGCCATGATGGAGCCACCCGGCACATCTCAATACGTATCCCACCCTCGACTACCTCCCATGTATCAAAGGGTATCAACGGTTTCCCCGGACTACTTGAAGTGGGGGGACCTGACAGCACCCCCTTACCCACCACCAACACAGCACTCATACAGGGGCAAGGATCTTCCTCTGTCATTTGCAAACGAACAAGACCATCGTGAATGGTTGTGGGTCCCTGCTCAATCGTGTTGTGTTCAATAGACCACTCGCTCCCTTGGCTAAGTAACAAGGTTACGAGCGGGATGAGGATCATTCCTCATCTTCTTCCTCAATCTTGGGGATGTCCGTGGGTTCAATCTGCTCATGCAACCCTAGGTCGTCGCCAATTTGAAGTGGAGCTTGTGTGGCTGGCATAGTCAAAAGTCATCATCGTCATCGTCCTCGTCATCTATTTCTGCAGGCTCAGCTGGGTGCAAGTCATCCCAAACAAACTCCTGCTTAATGTCTTCAAGGACACCGATGATTGTATATTTGTCTAGGTTCCACTCCAATGCCCAACCTAAAATTTGTTTTGTTATGTGATCTGCTAACATGTCAGCAGGGTCTTTTTTCTTCATCAGGGCATCTCCAACAACTCGGCGTCCCAGTTCTTGCCGTGTAATCGAGACAGCCTCCCCGGTTTACACTCAACCACAAGAATGCCTGTCCCCCACTGAGAGGTGTCTTTCCTCTTCATCCAGCCAGGGCTCAAGGGCCCAGCTGTACCTACGTTGGCATACCACCACGGCAATGGAATACGCTTCGTGCGCCTCATCTGAGTGGGGGGAACAGGCCTATGAGTGTGGCCCCTCACCATGAGTAGGTGAGAGTGGCCTCCCAACAAGTTTACAAACTGGAGCCCCTCAAGCTCATCTGAGGACTGCCCCGCATCGAACCCGTGGTAGAAGACGCACTGGCCTACCCGGAAGCACCCCGCTGGGGACTTCTCGTAAGGGGTCCAGGCCCATGATCTGAACTCAGCCCCATACTCAGGATGGCGCCTCCAGTCCACGAGCCCCCGTAGCTCCTTCGGTACCCGCCTAGGATCCTCTGTAAGGAGATTGTCGTCATGGTTCCCCATGTTGATCCACATTTTACAGGAGAGCGGGAGAACGCCTCTCAGGGCCTTGAGGAGATCGTGAGCCTCTCGGTACTCATCCTCAAGGGTATGCTCATACTCATTGGCGTGGACAGACCCGGCACTTGCCTCAAACAAGTCACCCAGATGTCCGAAGTGAGTCAGCCCCTTGATCCCCGACAAGGTATTCAACACCCACTCCTTTGTCTCCCTGGGCATAAAGGGGCAGTGGGTACACGAGATTACCGCTATCTTGGCTAGACCAGACATTCCAATCTTATCCTTCCCTCTTATATACTTTCTTTCCTATAAAGGAGAGGGAGCCTTGGTATTGCTGGTTTAACTGATTCCGGACTCTCCCGGAAGCGGCTGATTTTTTTGCTCGATAGTGCTCCAAATGTATCTCGCTGTTTCTGCTTCTACATCAGGCTGCGGTACCCGGTCAAAGTAATTACCAGGAAGTGCGCCCTCGTAAGCTCCTTGCGCTCCCCTCTCCATAGTCTCGCCAATCCGTGACACGACTGATCGTTCTCTAAGCTTAATGGCATTTTTCATTTGGCTCTTAGAGACGGTGAGAGGGAACTTAAACCTGCGTTCGAATTCAGCTTTTACCTTTTCAGCCTCACCAATGTTATTACCTAATACAGCAGTAATCCATTGCCTGCGATAGTCTCTCATCTGTTCTCTGTTACTCAACAAGAAAGAACTAATTTGTTGGGGCTCTTTGAATTGTTTCATATCCGCACCCAGTGCCTTAAGTACTGTTGCGGCTCCATCCATATTACCAACAAGGCGTCCATCTTCTTTATAGATGGGTACCTGACCACCTTCCATCCTGCTCCAGTCGGCATACTGCTTCTGCACCCCAAGAGGCAAGGGCAGATCCGGAGCCATGCCAAGGACACGACTAACAGCTACGCCTCCTGGAATCATACGAGGCAACGTCTGGCCCAAAAGTTCAGCATCACCTGAACCTATTGCCTGAGTTGCATTGACCACGATGTCCAAGGCAGGAGGCAAGAAGTTAGAAACCAAAGCACCTGAAGGATCTTGTTCCCTAAAGAACCTGTCTCCCCCCACGGTTTCAAGTAGGGAGCCCGTGAAGAGACCGCGAGAGATGTCAAGATCAAATACGTTCTTGCCTACCTCATAAGCAATGGCGCTGTAGCCCATTGCCTTGATGATGTGCTTGAGCGCACTTCCCCCCATCTCGCCTGGGTTCAGTAGGGTTCCTGTAATCTGGCGTAAGGGGAACTGCAAGAACTGACGAGCCAGTGGATTATCCAAGTACTCTGAGTAAAAGATTTCAGGTCTATTGACAGGGTCACTACCGAACTGAGTTCTTTGCACTAAGTCCGTAGCGTCGTCTTTCATGCGACCCAGATCTTCTAACGTATTTAGTTGGTTCTTTGACAACCTGGCGTGCTTCGCTGCGTGAGCCATAACCAAACGGTTAAACCACTCAGCTTTCTCGAACGGCTTCATGGTGCCCTCAAGCAACCAATACTTCAAAGCACCCGGAGGTTGTTTGTACCCACTGCGAAGTGAGGCCTCATCTACCATGTGGAATGAGGACTTGTTGATATCAGCCAACTCATCAAACCGCTGGCGGACTCCTCCCCCAGGAATACCCTCAATAGGAATAACATCGGTAAATGCTTCTTCCATAAGAGCGTCACGCTCAGCATCAGTGATACGCCCCTTACCAAGTTTAGCTCGGGCTGCAGCGTACTTAGTCATTTGACGCATAGCGTCTGCGTAAGCAAGACTAGTTGCCTTCACTCCCATCAAAGGCATACCCATCGTGATGGGCTGAAGCATATTCAACATGATGCTTCCGAAGTTCAAGCCCAAGTGAGATGAGTAAAGACCCCGTGAAACAAACCCACTTACGTCATCAAAAGCAGAGTCTTCAAGCCTGGTCTTCGATGACCATTCTTTCATCTGACTGACAAGTTCTTTGCCTTGGTCCCCAGTCTTTTCCAACATCCTCCCAAGAGAACTATTAGCCAACCCGTTAATTGTTCCCCTGGTAAACCCAAACACAGACTCGTTGACAATATCCGACACATGACGCCGACCAGTAATAGTCGGAATTACCTTTTCAGTAATAAGCTTTTGGGTTCGGGTGTCAGGAATAGAACGGACAGAAGACTCCAACAAATCTAAGAGTGACATCCCGCCTAAAGGCATGCGCCCCTCTTTAACAAGGAAGGCTTTGTCTCCAACATACTTGAAGCTTGTGCCCGTAGCAGACTGCAACCCAGCACGCATCCGGTGCCACCCCGTATCACGTACAGACTTAGCTCTTTTATCTCTTGCCTTAATAGTGTCGTCGGTAATGTAGTCTTCAATTGCAGCCGTAACTCGACGACCCGGAGCTTTAACATGCAAGGTGTGGGTTACAGCTGATCGGTGGGCGTATCTTCTCCACTGATTGTGGTGTCCAACTCTAAATACAACCGCCCTGTCAGTTGCCTGTGCTCGACTACTCATTTCGCTTCGGTTGTTTCGAATCATGGTTTTAAGAGCAGGAGTTTCCCCAAAGATTTCTGCCATCTCTTCAAGATCATCAGGGTCCCATGTTGCACGAAAAGCTTTTCGCCCCCTTGCAGCTTCTGCAAGAAAAGCTTCTTGCATTTGCTTATCGGCATACACATCCCCTGCACCTAAGGTTTCCATCTTCTTGTTAACGGTTCGAATGACATTTCGAGGAACGTAACTATCTCTAACTAAGCCCCCTGTAAACGCATCCGACAAAGCTTTCTGTACGTTCTTAAAAGCTGCTTCTCTATTCTTTAGGTTCTTTCCTTTTCGAATCAAAGCAAGAACGTCATCAGATAAAAGATCACCCGCTACGTCATCAATAACTTGAAGAAGACCTTGTGCTTCCCCTTGTGCTTTTGCTCCTGCAATAGCATGACCAATACGAACGAGCTTATCAGGGTCAGTTATGTACTCGCCCGTAGCTTCGTATAAAGAATCTTTCCCAAACAAAGCAACAAGTCGCTCTTCTCTAAACTGTTTCATCTTAGAGAAGTAGTCGTCAAGGCCATACTTCTCAACAATCTCATCAAGCTTTTGAACCTGGTGAGGAGAATTAAACATGTCGGGAGCAGTTTGTTCTTCAATGACTGCTCTAATTGGACGTTTCTCTCCTGGAATAATACGACCAAGTCTATCTACGTTTCGAGTCAGGTCTTCGTCGTAACTATCGACTGTTCTAAAGAAGCCATTGTGCTCAGGAGAAAAGAAGATTCTTCTCTTTTGATCTGGGTCAAATTCGAAAGGATGCGACTTAAACGCCTTGGCTGCTAAGTCATCTTCCATCAAGAAACTTGTTTGAGAAGCTTCCTCAGCGGTAGGCCAGTCGGGCTCTCGGGCTGCTTCGTACTTTCTTTCTACTCGATTTTCTACTCTGCGTAAGGCTTTGTTTGCTTCTTCCCACTCTACACTGCCTTCACTTCGAGCCTTTAAGATTCGCTCATACTCTGGGGTTTCTGCTTCCCAGAGGTCATCAAGTTTTTCTCGCCAAACATTACGAGGTCCCATTGCTTGTTGAGGGCCTCTTGTTTTAACTTGAATAACTTGGTTTATTTTGTTTGCGTATTGCTGATCGGTAAGCAACCCTTCTTGCTTTGCCTTGTTGAGGTTGTTGATCTTTTTGTATCTATCTTGGATCTTGTCGTAGATTCTTGATACTTCTCGGGTACCTAGGTTTAGATCAGTTTCCTTCCAAGCATTAGGGTCAATAGTTTCTCCGGGCTTGAAACTTCTTGAGAGCGCAGGGTTTTCCAAAGAAATAAACTCAACCCGCTTCTGCCCCTTCAAGTGGGGGGTTACATCCGCCCTCCTCAACACCGTACTGTGATCCCACCTGTGCATCTTGATTGCCATTGCATAGTCAATCTCTTTAAGGATCTGTTTCTTAACAGGGTCCTTAACTGCATCGGGATCTAAGGTATTAAGTTTTATTCCTGTCTTATCCTCTACGGTTTTGAGGACCTTAGTCATTGCGTCATTTAGGATTCCTTCTTTTCTATGAAGGTCTTCCATGTTGGCAATAGCTTCTTGGAGAATAGGACCCGCAGGAGTTCCGTGTATCTGGCTAGATACAGGAGCTAACCTTAGGGTGTGTAGAATCTTGAAGAAGATACCTTCGTTCTGTAGGTACCTGCTCCAGTTCTGAGTTGTAAACAACCTACCCGTACTGGCAATTGCTTTGCCTGCGGGGGGAGTCACCAAGAACGACAAGATAACAAATGGATTGGTGGCAATATCCACCATCGCATCTGTTACTTCGTGATTCCCTAGGGCATCTTTAATGTCTTGAGTGAACGAGTTACGTTCTTCAAGAGTAAGCTCATCTGGGCTTAAAAGAGTTCTTCTTAGAGAATCAAACGACGCTTCCCCCTCAAACAACTGAGTGAGAAAAACGTCCGGCTTATCGTAAGACCGGATAGGATCGAATGACTGAGGGTAAGAGGACACTTAGCCTCTCCCCTACTTACTTAATTCGAGTTCGAAGACGAAGTTGGAGAGTAATTTCCCCAGCAGTACCTGCGTTCTCAATGTTAACAGCAACCATAGAACCTGCAGGAATGAAGTTTTCCGTGGTCGTAATGGTCAATTCATACGGGGTGTAAGCAGCTGCAATAACTTGAGCGTTAGAAAAAGCAGTGCCTGCTGAGTCAGGGTCAGTAGTTGCGCTATCAAGTCGCTTCAACTGAATGGTTTGATCGGCATCACTGGCAGTTGCCATGAGAAACGCCGCATCAATAACCGTATCTCGTTCCGCGTAATAAACAAGACTGTCATCTACATCAGCCGCAGCATCTGCTGCAGTAGCCAGTTGAACAACAACGTTCTGGAACTGGTCAGGGTACTGAGAAGAAGGAATGGTGTTTTCGCCAGCCATAATTAAGGGTCCTTATTGAAGGAGTTGGGAGATGTCTACCTTCTCATCAGAAGGTTGGTTGAATGCACCCTCGTGCATTGCCTCTGAAAGTTCACGGAGAAGGTCCCTACGTGGTACTCCTCCAATAACAACAGCCCCCGCCGGGAGATGGCGGCCAGCCGCAATACGATTATACAGATGAGGAGCTACCTGTTGTAGTCTTCTTTCCTCTTGCTGTATTTGTCTTTCTCGTCTATTAAACTCAACTCTTTTAAGACTAGCTTCTGCTTTAATTCTTTGCAGATTTTGCCGAGCTTCTTGTAGTTGAGGTCTTAAGGCGCTTCTAAGTGGGGGTTCCTCGTAAACCTTACCCATTAGGTAAGGAAGGGTTAAAAAGCCTAAGCCCTGCCCCGCCAACCCAATAGTCATTAGGTTTCTTCTAGTCCTAATGGGGTTACTGCGTATGGGCTTTCTTAGGGCAGAACCAACCTTCTTGTATCTATTTCCTGCCGTCGCAAATTGCGCAGCGACCCCGGCTCCCTTACCAAACTTTAGAAGTCCTTGCCCTACGCTACCTAAAGTTTTTGCAAATGCTGACACGGTTAATTTCCACCTGACATATTCATAATGTCACTAAGGCTAATTGTTCTTTGTTGCCCAGGTGCTTGTTGCAACCTAGTCTGTAGCTCTGTTTCAGACCCTGCTAAAAGCCCTGCTAACTCAGGAGACATGCTGAGAGGTTTGTTTGTTTCAGCAGATCGTCTCATGGCCTGAAGGCCTCCAAGACGATTCTGTTGTCTAAACCTATCCATAGCAGTGGGGGCTCGTTGACCTTCTAAGATGCCCTGCATTTCAAGTTCACTTCTTCTTTTTTGAATCAGGTTACTTCGTTCTGCAGAGCTTGTTTTCCCTGTTATACCAAGAAGCGGAAGCATGGAGAGTGCAAGAAGAGCCGCTCCAGGTACTCCCCCCAGCAGGGGCAAGATAGCCCGAAACCCTAGACCTGCTCCTGCTCTACCTAATGCTGACTTACCTACTTGTTTGCCAGCAGTTTTAGCCCCCTCGGTAGCAGCCTTGTTTACCCGTGCAAGTTGTTTCTTTGGATCAATAGGCTTACGTCCCTTTTGTTCTGCCTTTCGTTTGTTGATCCTATCCGCCTCGGCTTGTTGTCTTTTATCTAGTTCTTTTCTTGCAGTAGTTTCTTTTTCGGCACCTCTAGCTTTAGCTAGTTCTTTTTGACTCCGAGCAAGATTGGCTTGTTGGGCTGCTTTACGAGGAGCTTCAGTTTTTTTTCTTTCGGCTGCCGTTTCGTATTCACCCCTGAGTTTCATCTGGCCTTGGGCTGCCTTAGGCTTAGCACCTGTTGGCTTTACCGCCACGCTTACCTTCATCTTATCGGCCAGCGTTTTGATTGCTTTATTTGCTGCCCCCTCGCCTTTCAGTTTCATTCCTTTTTTAAGAGGGTGGTTTTGAAAGCGACTGAGGAATTTCTTTGCTTCGGCAGCAGGGACTGCAGCAATACTACCGTGCTTTTGAATTAAGGCTCGAAGACCTTTCTTAAGATCACCATCAGTTGGGACGGCAAGCTTTGGCTTCTTGGGTTGATTAGGATTCTTAAATCCTCTAGCTACTGCCGCAGGTCTATACCCTTGGGGCCTTCGCTTTTCCTCAAAGAGAAACTCGTATTGATTTGGATTAAACTGAGACATCAATAACCTCAATGTTGGTAACGTCTAAGACGCCGTTTAGTTTATCATTTACGAGGGCGCCAAGTCCCCCCACTGATTTCTCTTCGTCCCAAGCAGTCCAAGCAAACACATTGGGCCGTTGCAGTACTTCGTCCTTACGCAAGTCCCACAACCAACGACGAATCATCTTGGGTGTAAGCTCCCTAGTCCCCCACTCAACCTCCCGTTGGGGGGAGCCCAGGTTATAGAACGCCTGTGCCTCATCCACAGCCTTGGCAAACGCATTGTCACCCTCCAGAGTGACGGCACCTTTGCCATGCTCATTGTGCATGTCAGCCAACAACCGTGAGATTTGTTTCCAGTCTGTGCTCACTAATTATCTCTCTGCCGTACAGGTGCTTCTGCAAGCCTAGTCAGTAAGTCCTGGAGTTCTTTTTCTCGTGCTATTCGTGCTGCTTCCTCAGGTGAAGCCTCAACCAAGTCCCTAACTCCCGTTGTTACCCTGTCAGGCATTCTTTCTTGGAAGCTAGTTTGTCTTGCTGCAAGGTCTGCTAGGTCTGCTGTTTGAGTGGCAGCCCCTCGACCAAAAGCATCTACAAGACCTTCAAGTCCTCCGGCAGCTGGAGTAATGCCTAACTTTTCTGCCTCGGCTGCGAGTTCATCATAGTCCTCAAGTGCGTCAGCAAAGTCCTTAGCAGCTGAACCTAAGCCAGCACCTTCAAACAACTCCATAATTTCATCACGACGTTCTGAGCTTAGGTCCTCTCCACGGAAACTAGAAGCCGCCTCACGTATAGCTTCTCGGGTTTCCTTTACTTGTGCTCTGTGGATCTCATTATATTGCGTTGCATTTGCTAATTTTTTGCCCAAGCTTTGCATCAAATTTCCAGTGAAGATTCGAGCGCCTACCTCGTTAATGCCTGTATCAGAGAAGTCATCTTCCACAAGGCCAAAGAGGAGCCCAGCACCCTCTTGTCGTCCTGTTTCTCCTCCTTCCCCAATTAACGAACTTGCAGCTAGTGCAGCCTCGCCCCCGGTCCTTTTAAGTTCGTCCCCCATTGTTTTCATTGCAGCAGCCATTGTGGTAGAACTTATTTGGTACTGCTCAGATAACTGTTTAATTGCTGCCTCAGCTTGACTGGCGTGTTCTTTAAGTTCTGCACCTCCCTCGGAAGGTGGCTTCTTAACCACGAACCTCATAACAGAATTGATATCATCTGCAAGAGCCCCTGCGTCTACTTCTTTACCTGTTCTTTGTTTAATTGAAGTGCTAAGCGCCACAGCTAAATTCGAACCAACTTCGTTTATAGCCTCAAGTTCAATTGCTTCTCGAAACTTTTCGTCACGTAAAATGGCACTAACAGGAGCATCTCTAAACTTAGAGAGGTACTCTTCATTAAACCCATATTGCTGACCGACTTTGGTTTCCGCAATACCACGCAATACATCGGCTGACAATCTTCCTTCAAAGCCTGTTTGTGAACCTAGTATGCCAAAGACGCTATTTACTACATCGTTAACTCCGAGAACACCACGTCCAAATGTACCTGCAGCCCCTCTTACGCCTTCTTCAGTTAACTGTAAGGCTGATTGTTCAAAGTTTTCGACAACCGTACCAACAGCACTACTACCCAATTCACTTCCAAAGTCTGTTTCTCTACCTAGTTCATTCTCTAAGTCGATAAGAGTTTGTTGACTAAGGGCCGTTAGCTGTTCCACTTCTTGTTCTGTCTTGCCTGCAAAAAGGTTTATTTGGACTAGCTTTTTATTGGCTGCAGTATGTTCTGATCTTAACTCTTCTAGTTCGCTTTGAAGCTGAGCCCTAACCTCGGGCTCAAAGGTATTTTCTATTCTGTTTTGTAAGTCTGCTTCAGCAGTTTCAAGTTGGTTTATCTGGGCAGCCATAGCATTTTGTGCTTGCTCTTTTTCAGCAGCTACATCGCTCTGGTATTTTTGTTCTTTAAGTTGTTCTTGACTAAGAGCCAAGGCTCCCTCGTGGCGTCGTTCAGCGGCTGCTCGATCTTTTGCCCCCTCGGCAGATTGAAAAGCTTGCTCTTGAGCTTTCATCTTAGCTGCTTGGGCTCGTGAAGCTTCTGCTTGTTCCTTGTCTGCCTGGATACGTTCTTGCTGCATTGCCTTTTGTGCAGCAATGGCTTCACGCCCTCGTTGCGCTGAGTCTGCTCCTGAAATTAAATTCTGAGCCTGTGCTGAAACAGCTGAGAGTTGTTGTACGTTTGATGGAAGTCTACTCATTGGAGTTTCTTATCCTTGCGCGAAAGGCAGTTGGCCTGACATTGAACGTCGGAAGAAGTCTTGCGTTGGCATTTGGATTTGTTGGAATGGTCCTGGCTCTCTCATCTTCATTGCGTAGATAGCAGCCAACGTATCGGCAAGTGCAACAGGTTGATATGGGTTGTTCTTGACCATGTCGTACATCTGTTGCTGACCTGACATTAAGTATTGAGAAGCTTGGACTGCAGCCATGTTTTCCATTTGTGCAGCAGCTTGACCTGCTTGAGCTTCGAAGCCATACCCTTGAGCTTTAGCTCCCGCCCCTTGCAACCTTGCTTGCATCATTGACTGCTCAAACTGGGTCACCATTGGAGCCATAGCCTGTTGTCGTTGCGTAGCATTTCTAAACTTGGCTTCCTCCATAGCAGCAAATCTTTGCTGGTCTGTGAGGTTTGGGTTAGACTCAATTTGTCGCCTTGTGTTTAGAGCATTAGCTGCGATACCAGCTGCCGCACTGGACATCTCCATTTGCTGAGTCTTGTCGTATTCAGCAATAGCTTCGTCAACATCAGTTACGATGTCTTCCCTAGCCCGTACTCCTGCTTCCCTTACGTCAGCTGCAGTACGAGCCGCTGTTCCTTGGATCTGTTCAGGAACCTGAGCAAGCACATCCCTCATCCGTGCAATCTCAGCGTCACCTCGTTGGCGATTAAACTGCTCTGCCTCTACTAAGTTCTGATAGTCACTTAGGAATCCTGCAGCCACCATGTCACTCATGGGAGCACTAGGAATCTCCATAGAAGCATAGAGTTGTTGGTTCATTCCTGGGCCAG